CCTATTAATGTCGTCTCGAATATCACTAACAAGCACATTACTAACGACTGGAACACCACTAACTTCATCTAAAGTAAGTTGATAAATTTTATTCATATAATCTCTGCAAGTAACTAAAGTATCAAAAGTTCCAACAGTCTTTTGGAAATTCCAATAAGCTTCATCAATGGTCTCAGGATCCTTACCATCAATAGCTGCAGAAAGATTTGTAACCGAATATAAAGTTGTATCAGTCCATTCAGTATTAACTGAAGTTTCACCTTCAATTAAAGTTTCTGAAGTAACTTCATCTGAGGTTTCTGCAGCTAAGGCAGTCCATGAGGCTGGAGCCTCAAATGTTTTTAAAGTATTAACAGATACATTTCCTTTGATTCCATTAGTTCTTATAAATTGTATACATAATCCAGCACCAATTAATGAACCCACATCTTCAGGAAATTGAAGAAAAGGTATACCCCTTGAGGAATCATATCCAAATTTAAAAACAGGAGTTCCTAGGGAGCGTGTATTTAAATTGTCTACAGCTTCCCAAAAAGTGCTATCTGCCGAATCAATATTTGATACGTAAATCTCATTTGAAGCTATTTGATGCTCAGGAAGATAAAACCTATAATTGTCATCCAAATGCTCAAAAGTAACTCTATTGCCTAAATTAGTCTCACATGTTACAAGAGTTCCTTCGATACACTCTACTACTTGACTTCTTTGTGTAGGTGATAAAACAACATCCTGAAGAGTAATATAGTTAATAGTATTATCTATATTTTTGATATTAGTAAAACGGTCTATTTTTATAACATCGTGAAGATTAGCAGGAAATACATCACCATTATATGTAATTCTAACATTTGTTGTAGCTGATCTATAAAAACGCATTGTATAGCCAAGCATTTCACAAAGTTTTCTCATAGAAGATTCTTGTGCTGCGGAAGGCATAAAAGCTTCTAAAGTATTAGCATCAATATTATAGCTAAGTTTATCTGCCACCGCTGTCAATACTTTAAGTAAAACAACACCTGGGTCAGATTCATTTGTAGTTGCCGGATCCCAACGCTCTGAAAGTTTCGAAGCAGTATCTAATAACTCGTTCCATACTTGATAATAATCTTTCTTAGTAGGAGAAAGTTCTACAGCGTTTAATTCATTATAACTGTACATATTTTATAGACTCCTTTATGTTGGACTTTCTGTAAATAAAATAAGCTCATACATATTTGGGGTGAAATCTATTTGATTAATCCCACTAATCTGACAGATCAGCTGTCCTTTACGCTTATTTTGAATAATTGTTATTCCTTGCCTAGTCACTTTTAACTGCGGAATAAAAATAGCTATCTGAGTATATATCATATCAGCTATTATATCTCGCAAGACATAACTATTAGGCTCATAAGTATATTGTTGAATTAACATCCCAAAGTAAGGATCGCCTAACAATTCGCCTCGTACCGAAGCTAATGCTAGCTTAATGTTTTGAAGTGTGGCTTGTCTATGTTCAGAATCAAGCCACACTTCCGTATGATTTGTGCCAAACATTTTTGGAAATTTTAAAGATCTCATATCAAAACCTCGCTAATTAATCATATAATTTAGCACATTAATTTAGTTTTATTAAATTTATTTTTATAATTAGCTCTAAGGCAAGCTATTTACAACAGCTTCTAAAGAAGCCAACTTAGCGGCTAAATCCGAATATTGCTTCTCCAAAGTAGTATAACGAAGTTCTAGCACACCATATTTAACAGATAAACTATCGTGATCAATTCTAAGCTGTTTCACATCCTCATAAAGCTGCTTGAAAGTTTTAGAATTAGACCCATTAAATAACGTAGTATCCGGGAGTATTACCTTACCTGTCGCATCTAAATCAACACAGCTAAAAGATGTTGCTTTATCTATTTTATCTGATGAGCTACCAATATTATCTATAGCAGTACCCTGATTTCCTCTATAAAGTTGTCCTAAAACTACCGGTCGATTTAAGCTATTATCAGCAAAGGACACAAAAACTACATCACTAACCTCATAGCCCGCATGAATACCAGGAGGCAATATCATCGTTGCCCACATAGTTACTTCTTTTTTATTACCTACCGGTTCTAAAATAGGTACTCTTATTTTGCATAAGTTAGTATTTAAATTTATATCTTTTATCTCTGCTAAAGTAATCATTAACTACCTCCTAGCTTAATCCGATATTCTAGTTAAAGATAAAGTTGTAAAATAACCATTACCGCTTATATCATCTATTTGTTTTGTAATTATATAAAGTCCTGAACTTATATGCCGATTACCTCCGGGAAAAATTACATTTAGTCTTACATATTGTAATAAAGAAGCAGGTCTAAGAAGTCCTTGTACTCGAATAGTTGCATTAATTGGATACTTAGTTAATTTGGTAAACCATGTAGCATCTTCACTTCTAGTTAAAAATCGATCATTTCCTGAAGTTACCATTGGAGCAAAAACCTGCTCCCAATTTCCTTGTGAATTTAATCGATTCGAATAAAGCTCCGGAGAAAGTTTTGCATTATAATCATATAACAGAGAATAGTTTTCATTATTCTCTATTGTAAATGATGTAACTACTGTAGAAGTATTAAAACCTATGTCAATATTAAAAGCATCAGTTTTATGTAAAGTTCTTGTTGAAATACGAGTTACTTTAAAATAAGGTCCACCATAGCCAGAAGTATCACTGAAAAAGTTGTCAAAAACCGTTTCATCATGTATTGTTAAAATATACATATCACTAGTTAATGAACTTGGAGAGGATCCAACTGGGTACATACATCCAACTAAATAATTAATATAGTCTAAAGGTGAAATATTTATTTTAGTATCTAGCTCAACCGCCTGATCTGTACTATCTACCAAAGCATCAATATTTGACTCAGACATTCCTCTAAATAAATTTTGTAGACCGTAAGCACTATCTCTAAAGACACGCTTTATTTCATCACTAGGCTTCTTTGGTGTTGCTCCATTTGGAAAGGTAAAGGCACCAGAGCCCGCCAAAGCACAGCCAGATACTGCTTTTATAGTATAAGAAATAACACTTTGAATAGTGGACTCCATATTAAAAGATTGCTGAACGCTAGTAATAATAGCTTCTTCATCTTTATATACATAAGCAGGATTTGCCGAATCCCCATAGCTAAAAACAATTTTACGGGTTCTAGTAACACTACTTAAAATCTTTTCTATTAAATTAGGATCATCATCTGTCCTAATAGGATAACGTAATTGTAATGTGTAAGTATTAACTTGTCCATTGATTTTTTGAATATTCAAAGATTCTACATAACTAGGATACTGCACATCAAAATTCTTTATATAGTAACCGGATGAATCCTTACCCTTAGCTGCCTTTTTGCTAAAAACGCCAAAGGTATAGTCTCCTATGGCAATCTTGACCCAGGGGGCTTGAATTCGTGACGTACTTGATAATAAATTTTGTCTCTGCCTATAATCTGTCATAATCAATCCTCAAACACAATACCAGAAATAGCTGGTATTTTTAATACTTTAAATTTTGAAAGTAATATCATAAATGGGTCATTAATTTTATTAAAGAATGCAATAGCCCACCAGTAGGTAGGATTTCCATAATACTCTAGGGCTAAACTATCTAAAGTATCAAAAGACTTTAGTTTATGTAGCACGTACGGAGTATTAAAATCTATTTGCCTAACTATGCCAGGAGTTTCACGCTGCTTCTGTGTATCAAAGTAGTAAGGTATTCCAGTATAGCGTGATTTATAATCAAAAGTATAAGCTTGCTTGTTCGTTAATTTCTGCATACAATATCTCCTTATTTAAGTCCCATACCATCTTTTAAAGTTTTAACTACTCCTCTGAAGGATCCATTTTTAAAAACTGCAGCTGCATCGTAAGGATCTACTTCTGTAATTGTAAAAGATACCTCTATTCCTGCATAACGATTTCCGTAAATAATAGGTAAGCTATATGTTACACCAATATCAGAAGAAACTACTCCCTTTATAAATACCTCATTTGCCAAACGTAATGCAACCAAAGGAGGTTCTACTGCTTTATTGGACACATCATACTTCGGTAAGGAAATCGCCTGTAATGCATGTAAAAAACCATCGTAATAGTAATCTCCAACTTTAGGAACAGTAATAGAAGGATTATTTTTATTTTCATACTCAAAAGCATCTAATCTAAAATTAAGATTGACTTGTACCCTTCTTGGTCCAGAATTGCTATAAGTTAACACTGGAGCGGAACGTCCTAAAGCATTAGTTTCCTGGAAAGTAGAGGTCATTGTATCATTAACATTTGCAGGAGTTGACGGTAAGATCCAATACTGATAATCTTTATCTAAATGAGAAATATATAGAACGTTATACTCACCATGATATTTTATACTACTCATTCTTCAATATCCTCCCAAATATTAAAATTAAGCATTGTCTTCTTAATAGACCTATGTGTTTTCTTGTCTTTTATCAAAGCTACAAAGTTCTTCTCAACATCTTTGTCTACGTAACCTAACACATCACTATGAGCTGAAAGACTATGATCAGTGTTGTTAAACATATATCTATAAAACAGCCTGCGCAGTGAGGGATGCCAAACACCATTCTGCAGATTCTGATCTAGAGGCACAGAAGATGACACATAGCAATCAGAATTAACTATGTACTGGTTATCGCTTAACCATTTTGAAAAATAATCAAGTCGGTCATCAGGACAATCTTTATTGTATTTGTATAGTACCTGTTCTAACTTACCGTCCGCTGTTTCTCGACGAATGTAATACTCACCTGCATTTACACAAAACTGGCGGTCCAAGAAAATTAATATCTTATCTTGCTTGGAACCAGCTTTGGTAGCAATATAGTATCGAGTTGGCATATTAGACCCATTATAATGGAGACCAGTAATATACTGTGCCATTAATACATTCTCACGTGGTTCATCCTGGCTACCAGTAATACACATATCTAATAAATATTCTATTAACCTATCTGCAAAAGGCATTTGCTTTCCAGTGTTTCTTTGTAAAAGTTGTAGTGGTGCAATTAAAGGAATGGGGCTATCGGAATAAATAGCTTCATTGGGAATCACAGTGTGGTTGTGCAGTAAATGAACTTTTTTTTCAGGCTTATAAGAAGAAGCCTTGTCTGCAGTATTGCTTTTAAAGCTAGCAGAAAAGTCATTCCACTTGCAATAATCGCCTTCTAAGATTACTATTGAAGAAGTAACATCCTTATGTACTTTTAATAACATCATCATATTTGATTCTCTGTCTGCAATCTTGGCTATAAACTTACGTGCTGCAGAATGCTGATCAATCTCCTCAGATAAAGGAAAGGCAGATAATTCTTTCGGCGCCAAATCAGTCAATGCTGTATACAGGAAGGGCTGATTAAACCTAGTGTTTGATTTTCTACAGTAAGTTAAAGTTAACAGTTGCTTATATTCATCTTTTAAAACATTTAACTTATTGTTGTATATACCGCAACACATTTCTACAGGCATTGCAGAATCTATTGCAATGGTGTAATTTTTAAAAAGCTTAACTGGAATTAAATATATCTTATAGTTTGGGTCTAATGCATCAAATTGTT